TACAAATAATTTTTCGCCTTTATGGTTAATTGCATCATTGTAATACATAAAAACACCTCCTAAAAAATATACTTTATTATATATTCTGTATATGTTTAAATTTTCCTCTTTTTACAGTTATTTTTTATACGTAGAAAATTAGATATACTAAAACACTTAAAAGGCAATTAGGGGTATCGACACTATCGACAACCTCCAAATAGCTTAAATAACCGTATATTCATGCAGTTTATACTGTATATTGATGTATATTATGCATTGGTTTATATGCATTAGGATAAAATTTTGCTTTTATATACTATTGACACCCTTGTAACCCTTGATACTACTGGATTTGTAGCATTATCAGAACATTTCGCTAAATAAAGATTTCGCGAAGTGTCTGTATATTGTGTCTATTATCCTTCTAACCCTTGATACAACTACATTTGCCTTAAAAGTAGCGTATAATGTTAATATACGAAGGTTTGTTAGTATCTGATAAGCAAAGTTTGCATATTAGGTGTTATTTGCTTTATCTATAACATATATTAATTATATCTATAGTAATTATAGTAGTAACAGGCGAAAAATGAGGGAACAAACCCTACATTATGTAAACCTTGATATCGTCAACATTTCAGTTAAACATGAAACACATTATTAATTAACATTATATAGTATAGCACATATATTAAATAGTATATCACATTTACTCTAAACACACAATATATAGTATGCTATTCATTTATCACCACTACATATAGTATTAATGTAAAAGGTTAAATAGAATTAACTACCTAACCTTTACACTTTAACCACTCCATTTATGGCTCTGTTACTACCTTCTTGCTATTCTCTATCTTTGCTTTCTCTCCCTCAACATCATTTATGTAAGGTGATTGTGCTAATAATGTTTCCAAACTAATAGCACCCATATCATTTAATGTCTTTAAGTTATTAATAATCTCTTCATCATTGCTTGGTATAGCCATATCAAATACAACTTCAACATCCCTTGCATCTATATCTATATTTTGTAACTTTAACATCTTTTGCATTAACTTCCATCTGTACCTAAAGCCATCTATCAAATACTTACTGTTTATTTGTGCTTTAATCTGTGCCATTGAATACAACATCTTAATAGAAGTTTCACTTACATTAGATATTTCAACCCCTGATGTGATTATTGAAGGTGTCATCGATATATCCAATAATGCCTGCCTTAACATATTATATATTGTTTCTAATGACTTGTAATCCATTCTATTTGTAACTAATTCAAACTTTGAACCATCATCAATTTGTAAACAATAACCTGTAATATCTGGATTTATAGCACCTTCTCCGCCTTTACCGATATTAAGTTTTGTACCTGTAAGTGTAGGAATGGGATTAAGAAATTTATAGAAACTATCTGCATATTTACTTATAAGTTCTTCCATATTATCAAGGATATTTACATAGTCCTCTAAATCCGACCTACCTTGACGTTCATCCATTTCATTAAGTGTTTTATATATTACAGGTAATCCACTCACATTATTATACTGTCCTACCTTGTGCATATAACCACCTGCATTAGTCCATTCAACTACATTGCTATCAGTGAATACATTCCAATAACTAACGCCATTGCTTATATAGTGTTCTATAAACCCTATGTACTCTAAACTATCTGAATAAATCGGATAGCCATCCTCACTATTAATTAATTTACTTTTAATTCTGTTATCATTATTGAAATATAAATACTCATACACTTCCCCATATTTTGTTAGCTTATCTAAAATTTTATAATCTATATCGTTGTACTTCGACTTCTTATAAACTTGCTTTAACTCCTTAATGCTCTTTTCATCACCTGATAGGGTACAAGGTTTACCCAATAGAAATGATGTTTGAAAATTTAATATTGTTTTAGCATACTGCAACACAATTTTTCTTGTTTTAAATACTCTATTATTATAAACTTCATCTGTTCTTGATAGAATTGCGTGTCTACCGCTTAGATACTCTTTTATATTTAAAATATTGTCTATTCTATCCCTATGCCATGATTGCTCACATTCTTGTTCAAACCAATATGGACTATTGTTATAATTTTGTTTAATATATTCTGCTAAAGTCATTAATAATCACGCTCCTTATTTTATTTTGTTTTTATTTTCCTCAACATCTTTTTTAACATCATCAACAATGTTTAATTTATCAGTTAATGCTGTAATTACATCTTGATATTTCTTTTCTCTTGCATCTGTGGTTTTTAATACATACATTAATAACCAAACAAATAATACATATCCCAAACCTTGACTAATTGCCATTTTTAATATTTCCTGTTCCATAAAATCACTTCCTTTATATATTTAGTTACCGATATATTCTCGATTACTAAAAGACAAATGTCGTTAAGTTATTACAAATACCACTTATTGGCTTTAAGTGCCTGTACTGCTAATGCAAGGGCATCAACAAGGTCGTCATGGTTATTTGCACCCTTGATATTCCCCATCTTGCCATCATCTTCAACAAAAATACGCATTTGATCTAATGTATCCCTATCATTTATAAGTATAATTCCTGTTTCAAACGCTTCTTTTAAGTCCATAATTAACTTATTTTTACTTACATTATCAGTGTACCAACCGTATTCATAGGTTTTAACGCCCCTAATCTTATCAAACTTCTTGATTTTTAAGACGTTTATATATCCCTGCTCTTTTCTTAATCTTGTAATAAGGTCTAAGCCATAACTGTTTCTCTCTGGCAAATACATTGCATAATTAAAATACATTCCTAAATCATATGCAACCTGTGCAAATTTATATACAGGTACATCATTCCTATTGAAAATCGCCACCTGTTCACCACTACTATCAAGAATTACAATACTGCTGAAATCCCCCTTTAATCCTGCCCCCGTATCTATTCCACCAAAATATCGTTCTCCACGTTTTACATCTTTATAAATAAATAAACCCTTACCAAAATACTTAATTAAACTATCTGGTAAAGGTTTAATTTCATTATATTTCAATGGTGTAGGAAGGTAATTATATCTATTTGTAATTATTGAAGCATCAAATACGCCTGTTGAAGTTGTTACAAATGATTCCTCTGGAGTTGAAGGAAACTCTTGATTAAATTCATCAAGTGTCATATCTAATAACTTCCATTGTCGCCACATTAATTGTTTTAAACTTGCACCTTTTTCATACAACATACTCTCATATGGTGTGAGGTCATTTGCACTTAATCTTACACCATGACATTCTGATTTATACCATGTTTCCGCTTGGTCATAGTCCGACTTAAATTGTGTTTTATTTTGATACCAATTGTAGAAAAATGCCTTATATTTTGAATTATTTTTATAAGCACTTGTAAAAAGATTATAATAGTTGTTACCTATTCCATTACTTGTGCTTTCAATAATTATCTTTGAATTAGGATTTTTTGCAAGTGATTGCTCTAATGCTAAAAGTCCTTTACTTTGTTGTTTTTCCTCCCAAAATGCAAATTCACTTAAATGTATCATTTGACAAGTAAATGACCTCCCCAGTTCTTTGTTCCCTGCGACTTTGACCGATATCCTTGAACCATTTTCAAGTAGTAATTCCATCTTATTCATACGTCTTTGCTTAACTTGATATTTGTCAGGAATACTCTCATACATCATTTTTAATCTGCTAAATATATTTTGTACTGATTCACCATCATAACTTAACATCAAATAATTAGTATGAGGTAAAGTACAAGCATAATAAAGCATTAAACCCAATGACATTGTAGTAAATCCAATCTGACGTGCTTTACAAATAATATTATATTTACTCATATTATTTACAAAATCCTCTTGTTCTTTATTTAAAACAAAAGGGACTTCCTGTCCTTCATTATCTATAATTTTTACAAAATTCTTTAACCACAATACTGGATTATCATTTATAATCTCCAACTTTTCATTAGTTGTTAATTTTTTCTTTACTTTAGACAATTAAAGTCCTCCTCTCTGCATAATATAAAAACAAGGATACTCAAACTTTGCTTACCCTTGTTTTCTCATTTTAAGAAACCTTAACTCAAGCCATTTTTGGCTCGTGGATTCCCACTAACCAATGTCAAACCATTACCTACTTATTCAATTTCAAGCCCATCATCTTCTTCAATTTCGACTTCATCTTCAACTTTAACTTTATCTATATTTTTTAAATTCTTCTTAACTTCTTTTTGCAACATCAATAATGTTTTAATTGCCTTGTCATCCCCTTCGAGGGCTTTATCTTTTACAACATTGTAGATTTTAAATATATCTGCTGTCATACCTTCAGCCATCTTTAAATTCAATAAATTCTGATATTCTTCTGTCTTTTCCCAATCTTGAAGATTTTTATATTTAATTTCACTACCTTTGCAATATTTTTCTTTAAATTGTTCTTCCGTAATCGTTGAATAATCCCTTGCCCATGTTTTCATACCATGTTTCCACATGAAATAATAACGCTTTTCCAATTTTATGTTACATAATGCTTTTTTTAATGTTAATTGTTGCATCTTAATTCCTCCTGTTCTATTTTCATATCAATTTCCATCATTTTTGTCTGCAATAAATTTATTTCTGTTAACGCCATATCTGCCCACACGATACAATCATCATAATCATTTTTCTTGTTTTTAAATAAGTTTTTAAACATAATAAAACGCCTCCAATATTTTTTATTCCTCTATTACTAATTGACAAAATTAAACCTACTAAATTCAATGCTTACACGTCCTAAATTTATCCGTCATACAGATATACATATAGATATACTTACAGATAAATTATTTACCCTCATTTTTAATAGATTATTTTTCATATTTTGTATTAAAACAATGTTAATATTATAATTTATATTATTTAATTCCTTTTACATTCACTCTATCTAAAATACGAACACGTTAATTACTTTATTTCTTTATTCCTCTATTACTAACTGCTAAAATTAAACTTAGTATTATCAATGCTTACAGATTTCAAATTTATCTGTTATACGTATATACATATAGATATACATACTGATATGCTTACAGATAAGAACATAGATATACATATTTTAATTATTTTTTACAATAATAAAAGGGTAACCATTATCGATAACATTATATTTTTTTTTTATTTCTTTGTTACATCTAACACGCTTTAAGTCATAGCTTAATAATATTTCTTGAAGTGATTTTTTTAATTGCCTTTCTACTTCACGTTGCTTTATATTACTATTTATAATCAATTCATTAATGACTTCTTTTTCAGTGGCATATGATTTATTATCCAAAATATTAAGTAATATTTTAGTTATTGCCATTGATTGTGTATCACTTTTTATAGTTGTAGTTCTATCAACTATTTTCTTTTCTTTATGGTCATAAACTTGCTTATATTGTGGATATAATTTATCAGCTACTTCTTTTCCTTCAGCACGATAAAACATCTCTCTACTTAAACCTTTCATAGTATAATTATTATCTTTCCATTTTTGTCCTTGTTCTTCTATGAATTGAAACATATTGGTTGTATATGAAGGAATAGAATAATAATTAATATGCTTTTGTGCTTTATTATCACTATTTATATTAATGGCTTGACTTCTTTTTAGCATATCTTCTGGAATATTTGTTTCATCAATTTTATTTAATAAATTATGATACTGAAATAATACATTTTTCTTACTTATTTCAATTGCACTATGTTCATTTATTCCTAATAGTTTACATATAAATCTGGTACTAGCATAAAACACTACATTATCATCACTATCAGTGAATTTTTTACTATAAACATTATCCTCGGCAATAAGAAATAACTGGTCTAAATATTTAATATTTCTTTTTATATTCTTAAATGCTTCTGGACATTGTTTCTCTAATTCACCATTTAATAACATCTTATGATTTTCTCTTAACATCTCTTTTTGCTCTTTCTGCCACTCTGTTTCCATTATCTCTAAATTGAAAATTTCTCTTATAAATTTATATGCTTTTGGTCTACTTTTAAAATTGCCTAATACTTCTATAAGATTAATTATGTTATAAGACACATTACAACTAAAACAATGATAAATATATGTACCTTCTTCATTTTTAAATATTCCTGCACTTGGATTATTGTCTTCATGTAATATACATCTAAAAGAAGTTGGATATTTAATTTCTAATAGTTTTCCTAAATCATATCCCTTAATATAATCAAAGAACGCTTGATTATTTTCTAATATTATACGAGGATTTCCTATACTCTTTTTTAAATACTCAACATCTCTATTTTTTAATGCTTTTAAATTATAATTATCATTGTTAATATCAGTAGGGGGTTTTTCGCCATACAATAATATAGATATATTATTAATACCCTTATTATTGTATGGCTTATTCTCCTGTGCATTGGTATCACTAACTTTAAGAGGGTTTTCAATAGGGTATTTTTCAAGTATTTCATTACAATTAATTCTATTATCATAATTCTTATATATTAAGCTTTTGCCACCAAAATATAACCTACTTAAATTTTTACATTTTTCATCACAATTATTAAATACACTCATTAAAGATAATTGTAATTGTTTAGCAATATTATAATCAGTTATGGCTTCATCTGTACAAAATACTAATCTAAATTTATGATGTTCAGGTGTATGACTAAAACTTGTATATCCAAATACAGGTAATATATTTAATTCCTTACACCTATTTAATTCTTCTTCAATAGTAGTATTTTCATCAAAATCTAATGCAAATAATTGTTGACTAATCCAATCCGTTTCTTTTTTACCATTAAGAAAAGAGGGTTTAAATGTTTGCCCTCTTGTTAATGATTCTGCTAAATCTTTTATATCTATTTCAATACTTGATTTAATTAATCTATTTGTAATTGATCCAATTTCTTTTCCTATTGGCTTTACTGTATATTGTTTATTATCTAACATACATTTTATATTCATATATTATATATCATCCTTTCAATAGTTTGACTTTGACTGACTTTGACTATTAAAGCTAAATTTTCGCTTTAATTAATCTTCTTTCTATAATTTTTTATTTTTAACATTACATTATTAATTTTTATGTTATATACAATGCCCTTTTAACGCTCCTACAGCCCCGTAGAGCGTGTTTTGTTATTAAAAGGTATAATTACATACCTAGCACTTTTTAAAGTGCTTAAATCGGCTGTTTTGGAAAATATATGTAATTAAAAATAACTTGTGGCATAACTTAATTTTATAAATGTCTTTTTTACGATTGCTTGGCTAAATATTTCTTTATTGTTTTCTTTTAATTGCTTACAAAATGCAGTATAATCAGCTGTTGCAACGCCTTTATCATGATATGTATTTGTTTTTATAAAGCTATTTTTAGGCATAGAAAAAGACACATTAAACAATTCTGATAAACCTTGAAGGTCTATTTCTGTTTCTAATGTGCCTTTCTCGTCAATATGTATTTTTTTATATAATTTATATTTGTCTATTAAGTCATAAAATTCTTGTTGACTATGATTTTCAAGCAGTTCATATAATTCATCAAATCCTAGTATGTCTTTAATCCATTTCCTGCAATTATCCTTATTGAAACCATACATCTTAAAACTTGCATCTATACTTAGAAGTACCATTTTTGCTTCTTCTGTTAATTGTGATATATCCACATCATATAAACTCAAAATCGTTAAAATACAACTTCCTGCGTACTTTTTTGTATAATTATTTGTGTTAATTCCTTCTATGATGTTTAAATTTGCCCCTTTATTATTATTTACACCGACTGGATGATTTCCAAAGGAACGCCTGTGAATTAAATCCATGTCAACGCCTATTAACTTGTGTTTCTCTGAACCTTCTTGTCTGTATAAGCTATTAAAATTATAAAAGTGTGTTATTTCATATTCTTTTAATTGATTTAATATTATACAACTTGATAAGCTGTCTATATCATCACTCAAAACTAAATCAAATTTTTCATTACTAAAACACCATTCTGGAAATTTATCTCTATATTCTTTATTCATCTTTATTGATGAAGGATAAACCTTCACCCTTTTGTATAATACAATTTACAATTTAAAGTTCTAACGAATGTTTTCTATTTTTATCCCCCTGTTGTGAAAACAAGTTCTCCTTTTATTTTGCATTTTCAAGGGAATTTTAAATTTTATCCTTCATCTTTTCACTTCCTTTCTATATTTTTGTTGATATTCAATTTTAAAAACAACAAGTTTACATGCCCCCTTTCGGCTTTTTATTTTTATTAATTTACTTAACTAAATCTCTATATTTTTGTAATCTTTCATTATCTATATTTCTTTTGCCATTCTCAAATAAACATATCCAACTAGGACTGCAATTTAATATTTTTGCCATCTTATTAAGTGTTACTTTATTTCTTTTTCTCCAAAGTCGGAAATACTCTAACTCTGTCAAAGATACATTTTCATACATTTTTATAGTTCCTCCTTATCATTACTGTAAATAAATTTACTTAAAAAAGAGAGGGAAATATATCCCCCTCTTAATTAACTATTAAGCAGTTTTAGTAAATTTTACTGCTGCACTTGGATGCAATACTCTTAAAGTATTTTCCATTATAATTTGTCCTTTTCTGCTATCGCCTGTTTTGCTTAATTCTTCATAAGCAAGTGGTCTTAACTCTCCAACATCAATGTAACTCATGTTAGCAAGTATCATTGTATCAACTGGCATTGCATCAACTGTATAAACATAAGCACTTCCGAAAGTCAAGTTGATTTTATTTACAACGCTACCAAATTCGTTCTGCACGTTTGTGTATCTTTGCTTGTCGACGAATAAAGTATTAATTACATCTGTCATGTTGTAGTCGCATAAAAGCACTAAATCCTGTCCTGATGTTCCTGCTTGACGCATTAGTTTGCTCATGTTATTAAAATCAGCAATTGTTGGGTTAGATGCTTTTGTTACTGTATTTTCTTTTGTTATAAAATTAACTAAACCCTTCATTTGGCGTGGTGTAGTTCCGTTTTCTTCTGTATAAACACCGTTTACTAAATACCATTCTAAATCTCTTTTTGCTTCGACGATTCTATTTCCGATTTCATGAGCGAATAGGTCATTTATATCCTCAACTGATACTGCACCAGCAGTTCCGCTTATGTTTACTGCCTTTGAAATTATCTGACAAATATTTTTATCTCCTGTTGCTCTATCACTTGCAAGGAAAGTTGAAGCATCTGCACCTTCAAGAGCCAAATTCCTTGAATTATCTAACTTCTCATATTTCCAATCAGTGATTATGCTTGAAACCTTTTTTGTTCCCTTCTTTAAAAGTAGTGAAGAAAATGGAAGGTTTACATTATCAACCATAACCATTTCTTTTGTTAAGTCCATTATTTCATTATTTATATTGCTTGTTTTTATCATTTAAATCATCCTTTCTTATTTAAAATTTACTGAAATAGTTTACTAAATTTTGATTTAAGCATACCTTCAACGTCCTTGTTTTTTTCTGCAACACTGTAAGCATCATCATTCTTATGCTCGTTTGGTTTATAACTATTGTCTATTTTCTGTTTCTTCTGCAAGTCCATTAATTTAGTTATTTTTGTTTTTGAACCCTCTAAATCATCTGAAACAACTAAATCAAATAAGCTTTCATCAAGTCCATTCTTAAGCATTTCAACCTTAATACTGTTGTTAAGATTATCTTTTTTTAGTGTGTCAATTTCCTTTGCTTTTTCTGTTGCAGTTGTTAAATTTACAGTTAAATCTGCTACTTGTTTATTAAGTCCCTTTAGCATTTCCTGTACTTCCTGTTTTGTGTACTGTTCTTTTTTAAGTTCCAAAATAAAACACCTCTCTTTTATTTATTTTAAATATAATAATGGTGATAAAATGAACGCTATATATAAAACACTCCATGGTAAATTAATTTACTTTAAAAAAAAAGAGATAGCACAAAATAATTTAAGTGCTACCACTTTATATAATTAAACACATGGAGGTGTTTTTATCTAAAAAAAGTGTAACGCATTAATTCCCGTTACCCATTTGCTTTATACTTTAGTTTGGAGGAGGTGAGATTTGAACTCACTACAAAAGCAACGAAAACTTACCATTATGACAAGAAAATTAGTAAAATTATATACACATAATGTTAAAAATAAAAAATTATAAGGACTAAAAAAGCCCTTAAATAAATATCTTTAATGTTAAGATACTTGTTTAAAGGTTTTTTTACTCTCTCCTAAGTAGACGTTTTTGCAAAAATCCCCTGTACCCATTGGTGCATCTACACTTGAACGTATTTTTTATGATTTTTTACATTTATTGCCATTGCCTTCAAACTCTTATGTATCAACGGTTACAGGGTATTTTCTAAATGCTAACAAAATCACTTTTTGCGTATTTCTCTCATCAGTTCTTTTTGATAATTGTTTCTATGCTCCTTCCAACATTCGGGACAATATTTAGTGTTTTCTTCTATACATATTAAGAACGAGGATTTTTAAAAAATTATAGCTTTTAAAACCTTATATATCAACGGTTACAGGGGATTTTCTAAACTGTCTTAATTCATCTTTTTACGTTATCTATATATCATTCTATTAGAAAATGCATGATTTAGGTTTTTTAACAACCTTTTATCCCTTATGTATCAACAGTTACAGGGGATTTTCTAAACCGTTACATTTTATTTATTTCTATATTTTCTTACTCTTTCTCTTGTTTGATTTTTGTCAACTTCCTTCCAACATTCGGGACAATAAAAAAAAGAGTGCCATTAAGCACCCTATGCAACCATTGCTTTTTTATCTGCAACCTTTATATATTCACCATAAATTTCATATTCACCATACCCATTATCTTGCTTTTTATATTGAAATTGAAAATATCCATCTGCTAATTCTAATAATTCTTCAAAATATTCCCCCGTAGCACATATCCAATCTAACAAGTCCATATATGTTGCTAATCGAAAATTCTCTGCTTTCATGTAAAGTTTCATATAGTGAATACTTTCCGCATCAGCAGCACTTGTAAGTCCCCATTCCATGTAATCTTCACGTTCAATTTCATAATACATTATTTTTTTTGTTTCCATTTTTTATCCCCCTTAAATTAATTTTATTTATTTATGTAATGCCTGTTTTAACGCCTTTAATGCTTGTAAGTGTATCTCTCTATCCTTTAAGTTTGTATCTTGTGTAATCTGCCATTCTAGGGCTTGTATCTGTTGTTTAATTTTGTTAGTGTCTTTATTAACAACTACCTTTAACATTATTTTCACCTCTCTATTTATGTAATACTTTATCATACTTTGTAATACCTGTCAACACTTTTTATTTTAGTGTAGTAATTAGTATTACTTTGTGATATTATTATATTTAGGAGGGATTTAAATTGAGTGAAAAAATAAAAACATCTATTAGTTTAGATAAAGAAGTATATGATAAAATACAAGAAATGGCTATTGCGGATGATAGAAATTTTAGCCAATTCGTGAATAAGATTTTAAAAGAATATCTAAATCAAAAAGAATAATATATATAAAAAGGGCATCCCCATTTTTGGAGACACCCTTTTATTTTCTTATTATATAAATTCATTCATGATACTGAATCTATCATGTGCTTGTTTTAATTCGTCATTGTCTAACTGTACATACTGCCTTGTTGTCTGTAAAACACTATGTCCCATTATTTTTTGTAAATGAAATAAACTCATGCCTTGTTTTACCGCATTAGTTGCAAAAGTATGTCTTATTTGATATAGTGTTCCTTTAACTCCTGCTTTATCTGCTAAACGCCTAAATGACAACTCTAAATTCTGCTTTTTAATTTGCCCTCCATACGTTGACTGAAAAATATATTCACTATTCATGCTCTTTGCTATCTTAATTAATTCATTAAGATATTCAGCTGTTTTTTTACCTATAGGTAAGCATCTTTCAGTAACCGTTTTGCTTACTTCACTTCTCACCCTTATAAAACAATTTTTAATATCGACATCATCAATTACTAATTGTACCAATTCACCAACTCTTATTCCTGTATCAAGGATAAGAATTATTACGCAAAAATCTCTAAAACCCGTATATGTTGTAAAATCACAAGTATCTAATAATCTTTTTATATCTGAATTAGCCATAGGTTGCACTTTGTCTACTGGAGTTTTTAGCAGTTTTATTTTCAAGGATAAATTATTATTTATATATTTTTCACTATATAACCAATTTAAATATGTTTTTATTGTTCTTAATCTGATATTTACTGTGAAAGGACTATAGCTTTTTTCAAAAGTCATATAATAAATATAATCTCTAAAAAAGTCCTCTGTAACTGCACCTCGGTTTTTACCTGACTGATATGCAAACTCTTTGCAATATCTGAATGTAGTTTCATAATTTTCAATCGTGCGAACCCTTAATCCTTCTAACTTTTTACACTGTATAAACTTATCAGTAAGCATAAAAAATTCATCAAAATTTATGCTCTCTTTTACTCGGTCTTTTTGCATAACAGTGTCCATTTGAATTTTTACCTTCCTTAAACCCATTAAAATCAACATCCTTTGCTTTTAAATTTAATTAGGTCTGCAAGTCAGTTTAATAATATCTGCATAAATAAAAAATGGATTATAAGATATTAGTAATATCCTATAACCCATTGATTTTCTAAATATTGGCGGGAGCATGTGGGAATCGAACCCACCTAACGTGGTATTAGCACGTCAACACAGTTTTGAAGACTGGCAGGCACACCAGCACCTCTCTACCCCCAAATAGCAATTTTTATTTTATCACAGTTTTATTTAAATATCAAGTGGCATACCCC